TCATATACATAATGTAACTGCGTATCCTGTCAGAATACTTTGCGTTCTTGCGCAGCTTTGCGTTGCTGCTTTGCTCTGCTAATAATTTCATAATTCCCTCCAAGGGTACATTGATAAAAGGATACCGCCCCAAACTATAACCCATATTACTTGATCTGACATTCTGTTTTCTCCTGTTTATAACTTGTTACGTTTATTCGTCGTCGTCATCATCGCCGACATCATTGTATACTGCCAAACATTCTGGACATGCTACATCGGCAACGTTTGGATTGTCAAGCCATGCTCCAACGTGCGCGTACCTGTCACCTTCAACGTTGCGAGGCGCACCGCATACTGTTTCACCTGCGTAGTATCCTGTCAATGTGATATGTATCATTTTAGCCTCCGGTTTAATTCCATCGAAGCATAGTGAAACTCATCCCAATACTGCCCCGTTTTTGGATTGTTTATTGTCTCGCCAGCCGTTGCCGCAGCGAATGCGTCTGCGCGTATGTACTTTAAACTTTCTACCGATAGAGTTTTGAAACGTTCTATCGTGTCGCTGTGCCAGTTATTCATTTCAATTCTCCCGTTTATAACTTGTTACGTTTTTGTAGTCGCTCGTGTGAGCGTCTCAATTCTGCGAGTATGTCTGCCATGTTAACGCACCCAAACTAAATGGTTCAAGTGTTTATATTTACGCTTACCTTTGCGCACTTCGCGAGTCGCTGCCGATCCCTTGCCAGATATTTCCATGCGCGGTTTTGAATAGTCCAGCGCTGTGCGTATGTGTTCAATGTCTTTTCGATTCATGGCGTCACCTCAAAACGTAACAAGTTATAGAAAACCACCCCGTTATAGGGTGGCTGCAGCGTCTGCTAACAAGACGGCTAGTTGATGCAATTGTGCGTCTGTCAATTCTGCGTTGGATATGTTCTTTGCAGTCTCGACAAGTACATTATCGCCTTCGGATTCTGTCTCGGTCTTCGGCGCTTTTACTGTCCACTCAAAACCTTTTGTAGCCTTGAACGATAGCGCGTAGCCTTTTTGCGTTACCTTGTCTCGCGTATTTCCATTCTTCATTGTCACTGTTTCAATGACAGCGCCGAAACATTCTAACATTCTAGATTCGCGGTTGATCGTAGACTTTAAAGTTTTGAGCGCGTTTATATTATCATCGGCGCTCAATTCGATTACTGCTTCAACTAACAAGCAATCTGTTTCATTGTGAAACACTATCGTCTCCGCGTCGTTATCGATTGTGAATTCCGCTGTTTCTAATACATCACGAACACAAGCGGCCAAAGTACCTGAAACATTTGCAGCGTTTGCAATATCCGATTCGTACATGACAAGTTATCCTTTTGTTTGATTAGGCCGTTATTGACCATGTACCTATATTGAACGAATCAATTGAGATTGTCTAATACTGTTTTGTTATAAGCTTATAACCGTTTAATATGTCAGGATAGAATCTGTTTAGCGACTAGCATGTATATTGTACAGTGTCAATACTGTATGGATGTACAGTGTTCTACGTGGAACAATGGTGGCGCTATAGCTCTATAGGGTACTGCTCAGACTCTCACACTTTACTGTATTGATTCTCATTTGCATCTGATAATGATTCTCATTCGTACCTGTAAAGCGTAGTGATAATGATTCTCATTCGTATTCTGATTAGCATTTGATAATGATTCTCATTAGCATTTAAGACCGGGGGAAGGGGTTTTGTAGTTGTGTTGGTTTATAGTACCTGCTCAGACACAAAAAAGAGCTAAATTGAATTGCATAATGCAACGCAGAAAGCAAGACAACGTAAGGGTCTAAACAGAATCTGGATTGCGCCTGTAAGGGACAGTACAGAACTGTGTAGTATTAACATTATTAAAGAAAAGACTTGACAAATGCTCAAAAGTATGCTATAATATACTGTATAGATAAGTGTTTAACTAAAGAGAAACTTGATCGCGCCGTTAATGCTTGACAACATATAGGAACTTGACCACATATAGGAACTTGACCACATATAGGCATATAAGATAAATATATATAATTATAACTTTAATGCCTATATGCAGTCATGGGCCTATGTGCAGTCATGGAACGGTCAAGTTTCTATATAGTTCTTATACGAGGATTGTTATGTCAGAAGAACCCGGTAGTAGTCGTGGTCGTCCCAAAAAGAAAGAAGTAGAGGCTGTTAAGAAAGGAAACAGGCGGTCTGTCGGGCGTCCGAAGGGCGACGCTGGCATCATGAATGAGTATAAAGCTAGAATGTTAGCCTCACCGAAGTCCAGAAAGGTCTTAGATGCTATATTTTCTGCGGCTTTGGACGACGATCACAAAAATCAAGCAGCGGCGTGGAAGCTGGTGATGGACAGAGTAGCACCAACCGCGCTATTTGAAAAAGAAATCATTAAAGAAAACGGAAGAAGCGCCATTCAGATTAACATTACAGGCGTAGGCTCAACTGAAGTGTCATCAGGTGACGTTATTGACGGAGATTCCGGTGAAATACTTTAAGATTGAAGAGTTTAACTGTCAAGAGACAGGAGAAAACGAAATGCTGCCAGAGTTTTTGCACGTTTTAGACGACCTCAGAGACTTGTGCGGCTTTCCGTTTGTCATTACCAGTGGCTACCGCAGCCCAAAACACTCAATAGAGGCCACAAAAACAACTCCGGGTACGCATTCGCAGGGCATTGCTGCTGATATTAAAGTATCTTCAGGATCACAGAAGCACACCTTGGTTAGACACGCGATGGCCTTAGGGTTCAGCGGCATTGGCATAGCTGATACGTTTATACACGTAGACTTTCGCGACTCTACGCCTGTTATGTGGACATACTAAGGAATCCTAAGATGCTCTACACGAAGAATGTAAACTTAACAACAACCGCTGTTACAGAGATACTAAAGATACCTCAGGGGTACATAGGACACTGGAACATGCTCTTTGTGTCTAATCTACATAACTCCACCAACGACATTAGCATATTCATAGATAAGACACCAGACCCAGATGCCTACATCTTCCTAGAGAAAACAGTGGCTTCTAAGGATTACATCTTCTTCCCGCCTGCGGGTAACGGGGTAATAGTAATACCACCGGGGGAGACTATTAAGGCAAACGCAGGATCAGCAGGTAACGTAGAAGTCATAGTAACCTTAGACCTTGTGTATGCACCTTTTACGTTTAACGGAATAAATCACACTAACGCAACTTAAGGAAACTTAGATGTCTTTTGTTGTCATAGGTGCCGACTGGTGCCACGGATGCAAGGCAGTACGTAAGAAGCTAACAGCGATAAACATGGAGTATGATTATGTTCAGATACCTCCGGGTAAGCAAGGGTGGGACTTTGTAGAGAAGATTACAGGACGTAGGGCAGTACCAGCGGTCCTCTATAAGTTCAAGGATCTAAAGGAGTTCTATAGCTCCGTAGATGGCCTAGGACTTCCTGAGAGGGAACTAACGGAAGATGAGATAGACGACATAGATGACTGACCTTAACGTAGAGTTACTCCCATGGCAAACCAAGGTATTCGAGGATCCCACGAGATTCAAGGTAGTCGCTGCTGGCCGAAGAACAGGGAAGTCTAGGCTTGCTGCATGGATGCTCATCATTAATGCCCTCCAGTCAGACAGGGGACATGTATTTTATGTAGCCCCTACGCAGGGACAAGCTAGGGACATCATGTGGCAAACCCTACTAGAGTTAGGCCACGATGTAATCACAGGCTCCCACATTAACAACTTACAGCTTAAGTTAGTCAATGGAGCCACGATTACGCTTAAGGGAGCAGATAGGCCGGAGACTATGCGTGGTGTCTCCTTGAAGTTTCTAGTGATGGATGAGTACGCAGATATGAAGCCTGACGTATGGGAGCAGGTCTTACGTCCAGCGTTGGCTGACCAGAAGGGACACGCGATGTTCATAGGGACACCTATGGGTCGTAATCACTTCTATGAACTCTATAAGTATGCGGAGATAGGTGACGATGAGACATACTCAGGTTGGCACTTTACAAGCTACGATAACCCACTACTCGACCCTGATGAAATTAACGTCGCCAAGAAATCAATGTCTTCTTACGCCTTTCGTCAGGAGTTTATGGCGTCCTTTGAGGCAGTTGGCTCAGAGATGTTTAAGGAGGATTGGGTACACTACGGTGAAGCCCCAGAAGCAGGAGACTACTACATAGCCATTGACCTCGCTGGCTTTGAGGAAGTAGGTAAGAAGCGCACGAAGAGTTCTAAGTTAGATGAGACAGCAATCTCAGTAGTTAAGGTAGGTGACAACGGCCAGTGGTTTGTAGAGAACATT